CGTGTTAGTTTAGATCGTAAGAACAGCAAACGTGGTTATGTCAAAGGTAATGTCCAATTGATACGATTTGATGTTAATCGAGCAAAGAACGATATGACAGAAAAACAGTTAATTGATATGTGTCGTACAGTGGCTAAACACAATCCAAAATAGGCAGGATAATGCTATATGCTCGTCGAAGACGAGCGCGGTAGCGCAAAAATTTCCAAGGTCCTCTAAGAGCATTAAATACTAGCATATTATCATACAGGGACTAGTTATGTTGATCAAAGATATGCAGTTATGGCAACGAGTGTTATGGGCAGTGATCATCATCACAGGAGTGGCCGTGGTATTATTAGCTGCGACTGGCCGGATATAATACTCTTAGTATACCCATATAATAGTACCCTGCAGGTACCGTAAATATCAGTATGAAAACTGTATACTATCTCGTACATTGGGAAAGCATGACCCGCTTAAAGTATTATCAGACTCGAGTTGGTGCTCGTATTGCCATGCGTGTGCGTAATCATTCACTGGGTTTTGTCACTCGCATTAGTCGTTTAGATAATGAAGCCTTTGAGTATGAACTATGTCTAACACAAGATCGCCTAGAGTTGACTGGAGCATACTGTATACTAGAAGATACTATAGATATGGCCAGTGATCAATTGTTATTGGATAAGAGTAATACAGTAAGCAATACTAGTAACAGTAGTAATGATAGTAGTGATAAGCCTGCGGCAGCCTAGAGGACTATATATGAACAACTGGTTAGTGGATGCGTTGATAATGATCTTAGTGTGTGCATGGATATACTTCATATTAACCTTGGGTGTATAAGTGGCCCCGCTGCTTATGCCCACACTAGATGCACTGGTGTGTGAGTGTGTGGATCTAAAGATCGAGAGAATAGTATACACGAGCATAAGGTATAATATAGTAGAGTAAAGTGTGATTTACTGCGAAAAAACCTGCATTTAGTGGTAGGTAAAGTAGGCCCCGCTGTGCATTATAGTGGTGAAATGCGTATCAAAGTGTAGTAAAGTAGTAAAAAGTGTGTAATTGTGTAGTATTTTTATTAAGCCTCATTAACCAATCCTGAAAGAATCTCTAAACTGTACGATATCTACCCTAGATCATGCTCAAACGGTGTGAATTCCACCATTCTCCACCGTGGATCCACCGTGAAGTACCATTCTTGACTGTGATTCCACGGTTCGATCACTGGCCCCGCTGCTATATCCCCACGATGATCTCACTATCTAGTACAGTAGGGTCACGGTAGTGTACAGTCCTGACTATGTGTTCGCAGTCGCGATAGTTCGTGACTGACTTCTTTAAGATCTTATAGTAGTCTACAGTAGAGTAAGGTAGTCTAAGGTGTATATATTGATCCCCTTAGTGGCCCCGCTGCTGGATCAAAATATCTCTTGACATTCAGACACAGTGAGTGTATAATATTACGCATATACAAGTTAAGAGAGGTTCACAGTGGCAGAAGACGATTTCCAGTACAACAATGAAGAAGAAGCTGAGATGGCACAGTTACACAGCATCCACAACAATATGAATCACATAGCCAATGTGCGCAGGGCCCTAGCTGAACAAGCAGCACGGGAGAGTCTTAGTGAATGTGAGGAATGTGGGGAAGTGATCCCAGAAGCCCGTCGAACCCTAGTACCAGGTTGCACACGCTGCATACACTGCCAGGGTGCTTGGGAACACTTCCGTAAGCTGCATGCTCGCCCAGGCACAAATGAAGAGTAACTTTAAAGCCTGGTTGCGGGATCAGTACTATCTGTACCGTGATGAGGGTGGTGATCTATCACATAAAGACTACTGGGATCAGAATAGAGAGTGGCTCAAGCGCACATTTAAGGAGCAGCACACTGTACGTGTAGAAGAAGACGACGGAGACCTATCATGATATTAGAAGCAGCCACAGCAGCAGCCATGTATTTCAGTAACCAGGCCCTAGCAGCAGAGTCAGATATACCTGTGATGGTGCCCACAGCCGTGTGCAGGTTCAAAGACACCAAAAAGATCCGGGCCTGTTTGGACGCCAAGTTCAAGAATACCCCTGATCCCTACCAGGACATGTGGGACCCAAATTGGGTATCTAGCATTACCTACAAGCCCGAGGACGTGGTGGAGAATGACAGTGCCAAGGCAGGGGCCAAAGTGTTGCCAAAAAGCCACAACCTTAAATAACCATAGATTTCGGTTGACATTTTGGTCTAGTGATGCTATACTAACAAAATGAAGGAGCGAAACAACATGGACAACAGGAATCACATCATATACGAGTTAAGGGTCAATGGCCAGAACTATATAGGCGTTACCGCTAAGACACAGGCCACCACACTTAAGAGCATCCAGGCTCGGGTCAGCAAGCATTGGTATCGTAGCCAAACAGAGGGCCTAAATTGGCTCTTATGCCGGGCTCTTAGAACACTCGCGACACGTGAACAGATAGAGGTCTGCGTCCATGAGATGGTCCAGGGCAAGGCTCAAGCACACCGTCGTGAACGTGAGCTAATCCGCGAACTCCGACCAATACTTAACAGCGATCGACGATAATATGACCATGCATCTAGAGGGCCCCTGGCTCAGCACCACAGGTAAGAAGAAGAGCAAGCGTAGGTTCGCTTCGGCGGCCCATGCCCAGAAGGCCCGTGAACAGCAGGAATCTTGGCAGGCATTTATGAAGAAATGGGATATTAAACCTAATGATAAACCACGTGGAACGACTATACAGAAAAGCTCCTGGGTGGGTCCAAGTGTTGATTCACGTGTCGTGGTTGATCCTAAGCGCCTTACCAACCATATTCCTAGCTTGGATACTGGTGCAGGTATCGCGGTAAAGAAGGAAGTCCAGCAATATACGGGTGACGCCATGATAGGTATCGGCCAGCTACACAAGAGCAATGCCATACCCGTGTTCAGCAAAGAAGACGCTGTGGATATCAGCAAGATGCGCAGGGGTTGACAGGCCCAGCATTTGATGCTATAATATACGAAATACTTAAGGAGCGGATATGCGATCAACACCATGGGAAGTATTATCAAAACAAGATCGAGATGGCTTTACCGTCATCGTAGAAAAGCACTACGAAGAATGTCATCCTCGGGATCTATTCGACACTAGTATCAATCCTGATACCGGTCGACCCTATTATGATGTAGACCAAATATGCCGTGATATAGACTCGGGCGATCTGGATTGGTTCATACTCCGCGTGAGAGTCCTGTTGGATGGTGTTGAATTGGGCTCGGACGTCGTGGGTGGGTTCCTGTATGAAGATGCCCGTGATGTATTGACAGACGGTGTGGCTGAGGATATGATCTGGACGGCCATGTCAGAAGCAGAAAAGCGTGTGGTAAAACTAGCCGATACATTCGGCCTTAAGGCCATGCAATTATCGGTTGACAAACAGGCTATTAGATAGTATAATACACACTTAGACAATTAAGGAGCGGATCAAATGGCAACACGTTCAGCAATCGCAATCAATCAAGGTATAGAAATCCATTCTTGCTATTGTCACTGGGATGGCTATCTAGAGGGCGTAGGTGCTACCCTGCTCAATCACTATACAGAAGCAGCTAAAACACTAGACCTAATCCAGGGTGGCGACATTAGTTCGTTGGGCCCAACTATTGGCTCCAAACACGACTTTGATCAAGCAGCTCCAGACAGTGAAACTACATATTACGGTCGTGACCGTGGTGAAACGGGTGTAGAGTTTAAAGTGTTTTTTGATCGTGAGAGTTTCCACAGTTTTTATCGGGAGTCTGGTTGTGAGTATTTTTACTATATGGACGAAGATGAAAATTGGTGGGTTAAGAAGTATGACAGCGGTTGGACTAGTCTAGATGGCGCGTTGGCCAATATAGAGGTTGACAATTACGCTTAATGGTGCTATAATACACACTTAACAATGAAAGGAGCGAGTATGTCAGCAATGATTGAGATTAACAATGGAACATATAAGATTCGTGGCAATGATGTATCAATGTCAGGATTTCGTTTCATGCTCGTTGAGCAGTTCAAAACTGGTGGGCAAGGCGGTTTCGTGACCGTTGATGGTAGCTCGGTAGTTCCGCCTAATGCAGGCATCCCTAGCAGAAAAATCCGTATTAAATGCGACTCATCAAACGACTATACCGTGATCAGTGGTAGTGTTCCACAGGCTCCTGGACGCGATACTAGTTTAGAGCAGATCAAGGTAGAAGACAGCGCCGTGGCCAAAGAAACAGACGAAGAAATAGTAGAACGACTCCGCGGACGCTTCCAAATCCTAGCAGACATGACACAGGCTGTTAAAGAAGGCACCGTCCGTGCTATGATCGTCACTGGCCCTCCAGGTGTGGGCAAGAGCTTTGGTGTAGAGGAAGTGCTACACAAAGAGGACTTGTTCAATACCCTTTCTAGCAAGAAAGCCAAGTATGAAGTGGTTAAAGGTGCAATGTCCGCGATTGGCTTGTATGCTAAACTATACGAGTTCAGCGACAGAGGTAATGTTGTGGTGTTTGATGACTGTGACGCGGTATTGCTAGACGACCTAAGCCTTAACATACTTAAGGCGGCATTAGACAGCTCTACCAAGCGTATGATCAGTTGGAACACAGATAGTCGCTTGCTACGCCAAGAAGGCATACCAGCTAGGTTTGAATTCAAAGCAGGCGCGATCTTTATCACTAACATCAAGTTTGAGAACGTTCGCTCTAAGAAATTACAAGATCACTTGGCGGCATTAGAGTCACGCTGTCACTATATTGATCTTCAGATGGATACAGATCGTGAAAAGGTTCTGCGTATCAAGCAGATAGTCAATGATGGTATGTTGGCGACGTATGATTTTGAAGATGTGGTGCGTGACGAGGTTGTGGACTATATCATTGAGAACAAGGGCAAGATGCGTGAACTATCACTCAGAACGGTGCTCAAGGTAGCAGACTTGCGTAAGAGCTTTCCGTTGAAATGGAAGGGTATGGCAGAAGTAACCGTTATGAGAAGGGGTGTATAATGTCATTAACTGACGCTCAAATAGACATCATCTGGAGTGCCACCGTAAAGGCAGAAGGGTGCCAGTGGATAGGGGACCGTGCCCACAGATGTGGTGAGAAGCCCGTGGCTGGCAAGTGGTATTGCACAGAGCATTATGATAGGATGTATGTCAAGGGTTCAGCTCTCGCTGGGAAGCGTAAGGCTAAACAACTTGAAGCAGAGCTCCGCGAAGCTGAGTTGACCCGACTAGTAGAAGAGCAGGTAGGTGACGATATGAATGAAATCAAGGAGGACATCTATGTGGGATAAATTAGGATGGTTAGCAGGCAAGTTGGTGGTCGTGCTGATCTTGATAGGAATTGTGTTTGGGCCTTGGGTTATTCTTTGGGCTTGGAACACATTGTTTGGCAGTGCCTTGCTTATAGCATACACTTGGCAAACATGGTTGGCGGTGTTGATCATGGGTGTTTTTATCCGTAGTCCACAACCAACCAAAAAGACTACTAAAAAGCCTTTTGAATCTTGGGATTACAAATGGTAAAATTAGTAGTTGACTTTAGGTGGTAGATGTAGTATAATAACAATACGCTGAAAAAATTTAATCAGCATTTAACTTAAAACAGAAAAGGAAAAGGCAAATGAAATTTATTTCAAAAAAAACTAAGACATTTAAAGTGTTTAATGCTCTTTACAATGGCGCTAAATTAACTTCATCACAAGCTGAAAAACGCTTTGGTGTAGGCAACTTGGCTGCAGAAGCTTCAAGACTTCGTCAAAATGGTTATGCGATCTACGCTAACACACGAGTGGCTGGTAACGGTGTGAAGGTAACAGAGTATGAATTAGGCAAGCCATCACGTGAGATCGTTGCTCTTGGCTACAAGGCTAAAGCAATGGGCATCACTTTGTAATACAACCTACCTAAGGTTTCAAACTCCAATCCGATTCGCTCCCGGGGCGGGTTTGAGGAAGGGCAGAAATGCCCTTTCTTTTTGGCTAGAAAACCGATAGTGCCGGAGGTGTGGCTTTTTTGCCACAGTCTAAAATAGGGGTTGACAGATTGGATATTTGGTGCTATAATGTCTACATAATGAAGGAGCGGACAATGAAAGAAGCAATCAAAGTAATCGAAGCGTATCAAACACGCAATGGCATCGTTGGGTTCTTAGAAACACTACAGGCCATGCAATCCAAATATCAAGAACTATCTACAATCGAACAAATGAGTTTTGACCAGTTTATGACAGCTGGTCGTGAAATGTTTATGGCAGATGGCAACGAATAGGTTGACATTTACCTTAATTGGTGTTATACTATTAAAACTGAGAAACTTAACTAAGAAAGGTCTAGAAAATGAGCGATAATTCAATTCGTCAATTAGGTCCTAAAGCGGCCAAGCGTAGTATTTCAAAAGCAATTAAATCTAAACGCCCAGTATTCCTTTGGGGCCCTCCAGGTATTGGCAAGTCAGATATCGTTAAGCAGATTGGCATTGATGCTAATCGCGAAGTGATCGATGTTCGACTAGCATTGTGGGAACCTACAGATATTAAAGGTATCCCTTATTACAACGCTGAGCAAGGTAAGATGACTTGGGCACCTCCATCAGAGCTTCCTGTAGACGCAGACAGCACCGCAATCATCTTTCTAGATGAGTTGAATAGTGCTCCTCCAGCGGTGCAAGCGGCGGCCTATCAGCTAATCCTTAACCGTAGAGTAGGCACATACGAGTTACCTAAGGGCGTAGATATCGTGGCGGCAGGTAATAGAGATGGTGACCGTGGTGTGACATATCGTATGCCAGCACCGTTGGCTAATCGTTTCCTACACTTGGAAGCCAAGGTAGATGTAGAAGATTGGACAGATTGGGCTGTGATGAATAGCATCCACCCAGAGGTTGTAGGTTATGTAGGCTTTGCCAAGCAGGACTTATATGACTTTGATCCAAAGAGTGCTTCTAAAGCATTCGCAACTCCACGCTCATGGTGCTTCGTTTCAGACTTGCTAACAGACGATGACATTGACAGCGATACACTTCACAACTTGGTAGCAGGTGCTATTGGTGATGGCTTGGCGATGAAGTTTATGGCACACCGTAAGGTTGCTGGTCGTATGCCTAAGGCAGGAGACATCTTAGATGGTAAAGTTAAGACTTTAGAAATCAAAGAAGTGTCAGCGATGTATTCCTTAACCGTGTCATTATGTTATGAATTAAAAGAACGATCAGAGAAGAAAGCACCTAAGTGGGATGAAATGGCAGATACATTCTTCCGCTATATGATGGATAATTTTCCAACTGAGCTTGTGGTTATGGGTGCAAAGACAGCGTTGACAAATTATGATTTACCGTTAGACGCGGCGAAGATGAAGAGCTTTGATGAGTTCCACAAGCGTTTTGGCAAGTATGTTTTATCTGCTATGGAGAACTAGACCTCCCTATAGCACGGAAGGGTAGGCTTCTCAGAGCTTACCTTTCCACCTTTTTAGAGTGCCAGGGGTGTGGCAAAAAAGCCACACTTTTAGGCCTTGACAAACCGTCCAAAAGGTGCTATAATATACATATAAATTAGGAGAGCGAGATGGACCCAATACTAGAAAAATTAACGACAGCACGAGTAGGCTTATTACTCAAAGCTCCATTCTTTGGCAACATGGCTACCCGTATGCAGATTATCCAAGCAGACGACTGGTGCCCAACTGCCGCAACCAACGGCAAGAACTTCTACTACAATACCAAGTTCGTTGAGAAACTATCTGTTAAGAAGTTAGAATTCTTATTTGGTCACGAGATCCTGCATTGTGTATTTGATCACTTAGGTCGTGTTGGTAGCAGAGATCGTATGCTGAGTAATATAGCACAGGACTACGCCGTGAACCAGATCCTAGTAGATGAACGCATTGGTGAGAAGATCACTGAAGTGCAGATCTGCTATGATCCTAAATACAGAGGTATGGCTTGGGAAGAGATCTATGATGAGCTCTACGAACAAGCAGACAAGATGTCTATGGAGGATCTGCTAAATCAATTAGGTGATCTATTGGACGAGCACATCAATGAGGATGGTAATAGCGGTGGCGGTAGTGGCAAAGAAGGTGACAAAAAAGGCGGTAGTGGTAAGCCGACTATGAGCAAGGAAGAAGCACAGACTATCCGTGATGAGATCAAGCAGGCCATGATTCAGAGTGCCGCCGCGGCAGGTGCAGGTAAAGTGCCAGCAGGTATCCAACGCATGATCAAAGACTTGACTGAGCCTAAGATGAACTGGAGAGAGATGCTCCGTATGAACATCCAAAGCATTGTTCGCAACGACTATTCATTCAGCAGATATAATCGTAAGTCAGCACACTCAGGCGCGATACTTCCAGGCTTGAAGAATGATGAAACTATTGATGTGGCAATCGCAATTGATATGAGTGGTAGTATTGGTGATGAAGATGCTACGATATTCTTAAGTGAGATCAAAGGTATCATGGATCAATACACAGACTTCGCTATTGACTTGTGGTGCTTTGATACAGGAATATATAACCATACACGCATCACGCACGACAACAGCGATGACTTATTAAGTTATGAACCTAAAGGTGGTGGTGGCACAGACTTTGAAGCTAACTTCAACTATATGAAAGAGGTAGGTTTGCAACCCAAGAGGTTCGTAATGTTCACAGATGGATATCCTTGTGGTAGTTGGGGTGATGACAATTATTGCGATACTTTGTTTATCGTTAAAGGCAACACTACCGCAGAAGCACCATTTGGGCAGACTGTGATCTACGAAAAGGATGCCCAGCTGGTTGGGTAGGCGGCAGTGCCAGGGGTGTGGCAGTTTAACCACACAGGCCCCGCTGTCTAGCAGGGTAGAATTTAACATTAGGAGACGGAAGATATGACATTATTCATAGGATTTGTTTTAGGGTATATAGCTTCACAGATTTATTGGTTGTGGAAGACAGGCGCATTATATTATTTCTCTATTGAACTTCGTAAACTAAAAAGAAAGGTATTTGGTGAATAATGGGTAAAGTATTATTAGGAGTGGTAATTACACTTGCTATCTTGTATCCAACGGTAACCAAGTTCTGGTTGGGCAAAGGGGTAGATGTAGCCCATTCAGTGGCCACTACCGCTATTGAACAAGCGAACAAGACTACTAAAGAATAATGAATAAGTTAGAATATCTAATCAAACGACCTCTTATCTGTTTCGATCCCGCGAACAAAGAGCATAGGAGATATTTTGCTGAGTTCCTTAAGCATGGTGGTTGGGGTAAGTGCCCTGTCCGCTTTGTATGTTTAGATGAGTATAGTGATAACCTTATAGCACAGATCCAACGACAATTGTTGGAATACTACATAGGCCGTGAATACAAGAATGGACCATACTTCAAAACCAGCAGGATGGGATCCTAGAAATGCCGCCCACCCTCCCCGTCCATCCCCCTCTGTTCGACAATTACATTATACACTCTTTTGTCCAAAATGTCAACCAAAATAGGTCCCAAAATACCGGTTGACAAATCGTCCAAAAGAGTCTAAAATAGCATTTAACAATTAAGGAGCGGACTATGCAATATACCAGATTAGAATACAACTTAGACGAGATCGCTGACAAGGGCAGAGGCAGTATCAAATATCGTGTCTTTGGCTACAGAGACGCTGATGTGGTTGAGTTAGAGATAACCCGTCGAGATAGAGCCAGCCAACTGTGGACCATCACACCAAACCGTTCAGGTTATATTAGCCGTGAATACGACCAAGAGCCAAACGATATCAACGCAATGGAAAACACAGTGGCCGCACTACAGGACGCGATCACACTAGGTCGTGAGATTGAGAAAGACATACCTCGCCTTGAAGCAAGATTCCAAGCGGCTGAAGCTGTCCGTAAGGCAGAAGCAGACCGCATAGCCGCAGAGAAAAAAGCAAAATATGATGCAGACCCAGCAGTGGGTATGAAGCTGGCCAAACATATCATTAAACAAATGGCCTATGAGATCAAAGCCAAGGACGGCGGCCACTGGGATGAAATCACTATCAAATTGGCTACCCGTGGTGAACGCAAAGATGAGGACCTAAAGGTTCGCTATTCTAGATATGGAAAAACATTGTTTAACCTAGGATGGTATAGAGTCAGCAAAGACAGAGCACTGGCTATGTTAGCAGACTCTGCCATTGACTCACTTAAAGTGGACGGTATCAATATAGTAGATCCAAAATTAGCCAAGTTTATGATGGTATAAATTGGTTGACATTTTGGTTGTTTGGTGCTATAATTATACTAACAATTAAGGAGCGGATATGACAGAACTAGATCTTTACATCAAACAATACAATGCTTGGGATGCACTCTTAGGAGGCAAAGTATTGCCCAACAGAAACCAACTAACACAAACAGACGCAGATAGGATGTTCGCTCGTTTGGAAAATGAACTCAGTCCAGAGAATCTCAGCTGTGACGGTGAGCTACGAGGTCGTCAATTGGCCAATAGACTAGCACACCTAACCGCAGTAGTTGAAGAACTAAAGAAATTAGGATTTACGGTTCCAGCAGGTTGCTACGAACTGAACTAGGTTTTAGGGAGGCAATGGCTGTGCCGGTGATTTGCCCATTGAAGGAGTAACAGAAATAAACGCCTACCAAGTTACTCGCTCGAAAGAGTTGGCTAGTGGTTTCCCGGAGACTGCCTTAATGTGTGAAAACTCGAATGCGGGCCAAGCACACACCCTAAATTTTTAAGGAGACTAAGATGGGCTATTTCAAAACAATCTACACAGACATACAAGAACTACACAGACTGGGCACAAGCCTAGCTGATATGCAGAAGAAGTATCCGTTCTTGACAGTGAATGAGATCTGGGAGATCATCGAGGAGACCGTGGTTGGCCCAAACATATAAGTTTACCTTCCACCGTAGGGCTATCATAGAAGAAGTATATGTAGTCGAAGCAGAGTCCGAAGAGACCGCTGTTGAGATGATGTTCTTCGGTAATTATGGGAATCCTGAATATTCAGAGTTCATTGATTGGGATGACGATGGTTGGGAATGCTCTGGGCGAGAGGAAGTAGAACAGCTGACTAAATTCATTAAGAGTCGAGATGAAGCACCCGCGTAATGTTGATCGACTAGTTTGGTTCTGCTTGCCCCTAGAGGATAGGCAGTTCTTGGAACGGTATATGACTCCGGGCAACAAGGCCAGCGTGTTTAGAGGTATCCCTGTAGAACACAAAGAAAGAGTCAAGGATATAGTATTAAAGGCAGGCATGAGGCTTAGGATCGTATATAGAGGTCCTAGGAAGCATCAAATAATGCCTACTTTTACCCGTGAAACTGATGCTAAAAAGTTCAGCTTATATGAGGTATAAATTGGTTGACAAATTGGACAGAAGGTGCTATAATAAACATATAATAAAGAAAGTGAGCGTATATGCCTAACTATTGTTCTAACTACTTAACATTAACACACAAAGATCCTGCGATGATCGTTCGTGCTAAAGAAGCACTTGATCGTGGAGAGTTCCTACAAGAGTTCATTCCAGTGCCAGAAGAACTACAGATCGTAGCAGGCAGTGTGGGAAATCCTGTAGAGCAGGCTAAACTTGAAGCAGACACTCAACGCAATAT